AAAATAAAATCATCACTCCACCTCCTCATATTCCGGACACTCCACACAATACTCATACCGGTCCATTCTTGCACACTGCTCTTTGCACACTTCGTTTTCTGGGCATTCTATGCAGCAATAATCGTGTCCGCATATACTTGTTAATTTGCATCTTCCCATCATGGTTATTCCTCACTCCAATCTATTTTCTGTCCGCAATTCGGGCAGTAGAAATGTTCATATCCTTTTTCGCAAATATATTCACTTTTGCACGTAGGGCATTTAAAGTTAATGTCACCAAGTATGTAGTCCATTATATTCGGCTTCTTCGCCGTATCTCGCTCTTTCAGTTCCTGCATCTGCTCCAGCAGCTTTGCGCAATTGTTATATTGGTTCAAAATATCGCACACAAACCGTCCCATCTTGCACTCTGCGCATTTATCTTCCAGTTGCTCTCCGCTTAGCTGGTTCGGATACTTACACAGGTTGTCGCAGATATGCTCCATCATTTCCGTTGTGATCCCGTCCATCCATGTTTCTTCTGTTTTTGGCATTAGTCATTCCTCCGCAATAAAGTCTTCCATTCTCATTTGCCCTGGTATGTTTTCGTCTTCCATCCACCAAAGAAATACCTCTTCCCCTGTCGTCCACTTACATTCTTTTCCTCTTCGTTCACGTTCTTTCAACATCCTGTCGAAAGCATTTATATACAATTGCTTATACTTTGGAAAATCTGCAAACTCTTTGTAACGCTTCTTGCCTGCCATCGGACATCCGATGCAACCAACACGATCATATCCGCACTGGTACAGCTCGCACGTCTCTATTTTCTCGGAATTTATATATCCCCAGATATCACTATGCGTCCAATCTATGATAGGATTTACAATCATTTTTTTCTGCTGCATACATAGCTCACTCATCCGTCTTCGTGCATCGTTATCCTCCATCAGCATTATCTTCGTAAATTTTTCTTTCTCTTTTTGGGTTTGTCCGAGCTTTTCAAACTCTTCCCTTTTCAATCTGGAAGTACTTTCGTCCCATCTTACTCCGGTTGCGATATACCGGTTTGCACATCCAGTTTCTTTCAGCGTAGAGCAACAGTATCTTACAATTCTTGTCGGCGGGATAAGCTTTTCTGGAATTAAGCTCCACATGCTAATCAATTTTCCTTTATAGCGTGGTTTTTCTATTTCGCACCTAATTCCATGCAGTTCCAGTTCTCGGAATACCTTCCGGATATGCCGAACTGTCTGTGGCGCATCTGCCGTTGTATGGCTGTTATGCACTTCAAACGGGATTCCGGATCGCTTAAAAATCTCTAACATCACATCACTATCTTTTCCTCCGCTGTATGTGCAAATAAGCGGTCTACCATAGTGATGTAGACTCATTTCACTTGCCATTTTAATTCTTTCGATTGCTTTTTTCTCTTTATCCATTTTCTCAGAAGCCCGGTATACCCTTGCCCCGGCCGGAGGCTGGCTCCTTTCTATTTTTCGCTTATTTTCTTCTTTTCCTCTCCGTGTTTTCCTCATCCATTAATCTTTTTTCCCTATCGCTTCGCCAACTCCCGAACCAGTTCATCATTCCCTTTTTTCGTAAGGCCTTCATTACATGTGCAATCCGGATATACACATCGGAAACAATCCGGATATTTACAGAGCGGCTTTGAAATTTTCGTTCGATTCATTTCCAGTTTTCTCTTGGTCTCCAGCAGATCCGGTACCTGGACCTGTCTTCTGCTGCCCGCTTCCGCAAACCAGATCAATCCCGATCTCTCCAGATATGCCCGAAAACAAATCTCATTTTTCTCAATCTGGAACATAACTTTCATGTACACCCACACCTCATGCACATCCATCCCATCAAATAAAAGTTCCTGTATCCTGGATGCGTATTTCTCGTAACCTTCCACTACTCAATCACTTCCATTTCTCTTATTGAGACTTCATAAGCTGTTCTCTCGCTGTCGCCTTTTACATAAATCCTACTCTGTATCATTCCCATGGTTCTCACTTTTGTTCCGACTGGAAGCTCTGCTGCCAGCCTTGCGTTCGAATACCAGCAAATTGCCGGGAGATAATCACTTTTTCTGTGTTTCCATAATTTTTCCTGTGATCTTTACTGTGTTGTTTTCCATCTTTTTTCTCCTATACCATGTACTCTGCCGATATTCGACAGGCTCTCTCCCAAATAACCGGATCCAGACCTTCTTCCTTCACCTTCAGATCATTTATTGTCATATTTTTATCATCGATATAATAATGCGCAAATACTTTTCTTGTGTTATTTCCATATTTCTCGATATTCTCTTTCGTGTTTTCATTGATATAATCAAATCTCAGACCAAATTTTTCGCAAAATTCGACTGCTTCTTCCAGCAATTTTTTCTCTCTGCACGTCCACAGAATAATAATATCCCCTTCCTTTTGTTTCTCCTTTAAAAATTCAAACAAATAGAAATTCGGTGTTCCTATTTTAGGAAATCTTGTTCCTCTGCAAAGCGTTCCGTCAAAATCTACTGCATATACTTTCTTATATTTTTCTGCCATATTACTCCATTTCCAGCCCGCTCAGCGCTTTCAAGATTCTTCCATCCATGTTATCTTCATTTGCCGGTGTTTTTACAGTCAATAACATTCCAGTCTCATTTACCCACAGGACGAAATATCCCATTCCCATAGGTCCTGTCGGAAAGTCTTCATACTCACCTGTTTCGGATAGGCTTACCAATTCCAGAATTTGATCTGGTATGTAACTCATCTCTTTTGTCTCTACATTCTGTAACACTGCCATTCCCCTGTATTTGATTTCTGTATCCTCATACCGGTCTCTGGCTGATAACCATTTCTTGTATTCCCACTCATCCCTTACTTTTAATTCATACTGCTTTTTTCCCTTTTCATAGGCTCTATATACTTCGCCTTCTTCCGGAAGATCCCCTACAAGTTCAATGACTGCTGCCTTATTCTTGCTTGTAAAGTCCTTCTCATATACAAATAATATCCAATAGGCTCCCTGTATGAAGTACATTTCCTCTTTCTTTCCTACAGTGAGTCCTGCACCTTTCCATGCATCCTTCAATATTCTCTTAAATATGCTCGTCTTAATAAACATGATGCTCCTTTCCTCTCCCAGAGTTATCTGGGAGATAATGTGATGGCTTACGACAGGTTTTGTGACGTACCTGCTGTTGTATCTTCACGGCACTTGGCCGGAGATGCTATAAAAATTGGAATCCTGGATGTCCTTCTTTCTGCTTTTCATTTTGCGGTTCTTTCATCAACTCCTGCTGATCCAGATAATTCTTCTTGCTGATCTTCATCCAGTCTTTCCTTGTGTGTGACTTCTCATATTCCCTCTGTGCGATCTCGCAAAGCAGTTCTCTTGTCTTTCTGCAGTTATGCACAGCTTCTTTCCCGCTTTTATGGTGCGGTTCACACAAATACACTTTCAATCCTTCCGCTTCTGACATTGTCCTCATTCCTGATCCAAACAGGATATGATGTTCCTCGGTATACTGCTGCCGATAATCACCATACAGATTGGCGCAGAGATAACACACACCTTTTTCTGTGTTCAAAATACTTTTCGGATGGCTGATTCTTTTTTTCTTCTTTCTGGCCTTTGGAAATTTCATATCACTATAATCAATGCTCATAAGGTAATCACTTTCTTTTTCCAGTTGTCCCATCCGCCTTTTGGCCAGGCAAATTCTTTCTTCAGAAGCTGCATGATTTTCTCCGGATCCCCGGATTTTAAGATGTCTTCTATGACTTCTCCTTCCTGGACCACCTCTTCTGTGATCTCATGTACCTGTTTTTCTTCTTCCGGAAGATTCATAGCCGGAGCATCCGGCATCAGTTCCGGATAATCTTCCACTTCCATCTGTCCCGGAATCTGTTCTTCTGTTTCTTTTGGCTCTTCCAATGTTTCCTGTGCTTTTGCAGGTTCTGCCTTTTTCTTTAATGGTTCCGTCTTTAAGACTTCCCTCTCTTTCTTTTCTCTCAGCGGCATCTGATAAACCCTTTCATAGGCTTCTGAATCAGAAGTCTTCCTGCCTTCCGGATAAAAGGTCTGTTCAAATGTTTTGGCCAACTCCAGATAGCTGATCTCTTCCGGCTCTCCCCTGCCGTTATATGGCATGATCCGAATCTGAAATTCACTGAAGAGCGCATTTGCAAATTGCATCCGAAACATCCGGAATTTTGTTGGAGCTACAATTCCCATGATCTCCCTGTTGATCACACTTTCCTCTTTTGGCTCGTCTTCCCATATCCATTTATGCATTTTCTCAAAGCAGCCTTTTCCTTCTCCTTTGAAAAATTCATACACCAATGTTTCCGTCCAGCTTCCCTGGTGTTCTTCTGGTGCGATGTCGCACAGGCTCATCTGCGGCGAATAACGATCTTCTGTTTCCCGGATGACTTCTTTTACCTCCCGGATTTCCCGAACCGTGGCATCTCTTGGTACCACTTCCCGCACTTCTTCCGGCAGTGCCAACATTTCAGACAGCTTGCTGCTGCCATATCCCCGGTATTTCTCCTGAATTTCCGGGCTGTTCCCGTCAATACTGTATGTATCGTTGATCTGCATAAACCGGATGGCCCACGTCCTGCTGATATTGAAGGTTTCTTTTGCAAACTCAAAAACATCCGCATATCCCTTTTCTTTATAAAACTCTGCATCTCTAGTCTTTTTTAAGAGATACCCGACTTTAATGTATCCCTCTGCGATATGTTCCAGTTCTTTCCGTAATGCAATTTCTACCCCCTGCAGTGTACTGATTGTCTGTAATTCTTCCATCTATCCAGCTTTCCTTTCTGTACGTTTCAACTTCTTTCTTTTGAATAGCTCAACAAATTCTTTGACTTCCTCTGTCATGTCTCCGTTATATTTTGCCCGACACTGGATCATAACCCCATTGTTTACCTCCATGGTGTAAAACGGCGTCTCCGGATCCTGCTTCTTTCTCAGGAACAGGATCGTTGTCTCACCTTTGGCCACCCGGTCAATGTACGTGGCAACACAATGATGCATGGCATTTCCCTCCTGCCTGATTTCATGGATCCGTTTCGGAAGTCTCAACACAAATTGTTCTGTTTCCATTTCCAGATAGCTGTCCCGTTTTCTGTATTTCTCGTACTTTTTGTCTTTTTTATTGTCCAAATCCTCTTTTGCTTTTATTTCTCGTTCTCTGCTCTCTTCAATCAACTCTTCATGACGCTGCTCTAAATTCTTCGGGAATAAGATCCACGGCTCTCTCATGTTGTATCCCAACTTCTCTGCCATCTTCAGATAATCGTGATAGTCCACGGCTTGTCTCTCATCTTCTCCTAACACTTCTTTGATGTACCGTTCCATCTTGTGAATGGTGGTATACCGGATATACCTGGTGAAATTCCTCGGAAACCTTGCAAAAAACTGAACCTGCTGCCATGTTGGATGCAATCCCTTTTCCTGCATTTTATAAGTGGTGTTGTATTCCCTTGTGCTTGGATTCTTTCCAGCCAACAGCTGGTAGTATTCCCCGTTTAGCCCCAGTATCTTTTTACAAGACCTCTCTTTCTTCTTTAAGTTTCCTGTGTTGTACCCCTGCATTTTTTCTTTGACAATTCTGTAAAATCCACATTTTACCAGTTGTTCGATTCCAGGCATATACCGGTATTCATTCAGATATTGATCCAAATACATTTTTTCTCGATATTTCCCATGTTTCACAAAACGTTCCATTGCAGAATACTGAAACGGCGTTCCCTTTAGAATCTGTTTGAGATTCCGGTTATAGAGGATTGCTTCATGCTCTACCACTTTTGCATAATATCTCCATCCGTCTCTGTAACACCACCGAACCCAGTCTGTCTGCTTATACTGCTCATATTCAAATTCATGAATCTTTTTTAAATTCCGGTCATACGTGATCCGTATCAGCTCCCAGTACCCGCCATCTCCCTTTTGTCCATTCCTGAATTTCCGATAACACTCAAAATATCGGTATACATATCCCTCTTTTGTTTTCTGCAAGAGTCCTGCATATCCTCTTGCGTGAACATTTCCGCCTTTCTTTCGGCTTCGGTAGGTAATTGGATGCCTGCAGAATGGACATTCCCCCACGTCTCCATAGTGTGGATTCCGGATTTTTACTTCTCTTCCACAATGTGTACAATACCCTTTTGTCACTTTTCTTCCGGCATCGTAAAACAAATACTGGGGAAGGACTTCCCGGTCTACAAACTCATCAAAATCTTTCGGCAGTTCCGGCACCATTGCCATCTCAGAATCAATTTCATCAATCTCTTTTCGGTCTTTACTATAGCTTTGCCATCTTGCGATTGCTGCACGTGGCTCTTCCTTCCCGTTGTGACAAAATTCTGTGATCCGTTTTCGGTCCCCTTCTCGTATCCATACTTTTCCACTACTGTACCAGTATCCTTCTTCTATCTCTCCCCATCCTTCCCAATAACTTAAGTTATCTATTTTTGCCGTTCTCCACTTCTCACACAGATTGTCGTAAGTGTAGTACTTGTTTTCTCCCAAAAGGAATACCCGGTATTTTGGATATCTTGTGTCATTCAGGATCATATCTCTTGTAAATACATCGATCTCTAAAACCGTGCCTGTCTTCTTCGCACGATAGAACCAATAATATGTTGCGCTCCACACAGGCGCTCTTCCACATCTTAGTACCTGATGTCCTTGATCTTCCCCGACTGTCTTTCGCATCGTTTCCGTTACTTTTAACTCTGGAAGCTTTAATAACTCTCCTCGTCTCATTTCTCCGCCTCCAGATAGTATTCTTCTGCCATGGCAAATACTTCCAGATCCGGCATTGCCACCATTTGTGCCCCTCTTCTTTCTTTGACTCTTTTTTCCGCTTCTTTTCGGATATTCTGCAGACATTCTTTGAGTGTCCGGTTCTTTCTTCTTACCGCTCTGGCCAGAATTTCTTTTTCAAAACATCTCATAGACAGATACGACACGATCTCTCCTGCCGGCATCCCGTCTGTTTCCTCCTTTAACTCAACCTGCAGCTTTCCGATGGCCGCATTTACTGAATCTACCAGTTCTTCTGACAGATGCTGCTCATATACTTCCCGGATTCCATCTGGAATCCCGTTTTCCTCTGCCAGCACTTTTAAATGCTCCAGATCCTGCTCCTCCAAAAGTCCTTTTGCACATGCATTTAATTCTTCTACGGAATCAAAATTCCCAAATACATCAAACATGCTGTTTTTCCTCCAGTAATCCCTCTAATTTTTCCACGTAATCGTGATGTTTACTAAATCTGACAGCTATTTCATGCCGCTCTGACAACGTCTGATACTGCTGCCACAATTCCTGGTTCTTCACCTCTTCCCCGGACGGTTTTCTCCATTCCGCCCGCTTCCACTGCTCCGGCTTCCCGTTTTCGATCATGTTCTTGATAAAAATACAGTCCGTATACAGGGTCGCATTGCACGGCGCATTTAGTATTTTCAAGGATTTCACAATTCCAAGCAGCACCAGGCGATAATAGGTCGTCTCCTGTTCTTCCCCGCAAATTCCTTTGACCGCCGGTCCTTTGCTTGTCTGACATTCCATTGCGGCCGCCCATCTTCCATCTTTGATACATGGACCTGTCAGACTTGTCCTTATGTAAATATTTACCTCTTTCATATCAAATTCTCCTGTTCAAACGGATCAGGATGTATCTTCGGTATTTATATCCTGTTACCGGATTGATTCCCTCATGGTACGTCTCTTTATCTAGGTAGTATCCTTTTGGTGGCTTCGGCTCATCTTTCCATGTTTTCCTTTTGTAAATCTTCACTTCTGCCACCGGAATCTTTAAATTCCTGCTACAGGAGTACCGGCTCTCTTTCAGCTTGTTTTCTTCATCCGGCGTTTTACTTAAATACTCAGCCAGTTTCCGCAAGCCTCCCTCGTCATACAACAGATCGATGTGGACGCCTCCCTTTTCCCATGCTCTGCGCATGATCAGATCTGCATCCGGAATCCGGTTGATGACCAGATGGTGATGGACCCCTCCCCGACTTCCAATCTCGGTATGCAGCATCCATTTCAACTCCACTTCCTGTTTTTTGTATTGTGTGCGTACTTTCTGAATCCACTTTCGGATGTCTTTGGCCGCTTCTTTCATGTCCTGTGGCCGGTTCTCCAATTTATAAGTTAATGTCACCCAGTAGTCATTCTCCCGGAAATTCAGCTTCATCTTTCTCCAGCACTGCCGTTCTTTATTCCACTGATTCGTCTTCCTGATCTGCTCCGGTGTGGCTTTCTTCTTTTTCATTCTCGGCATTCCCGGAGCACCATATCTCCCGTTGTGATACTCCATCACTTCTCTGATGTCTCCCAGGTCATAACTCTTTTGTTTATACATCCTGTTTTGCTCCTAAGTTTAATATACTTATCAAGTGAAAAACGGGAGCTTTTCGCTCTCATTTTCTTTGACATTTTGCCAATACAGGTGTACAATATAAATGTGTTTTTATTTTGTTTGTATTGGCAAAATATCCGGTGCATCTGTTTGCGGCAGGTGCACTAATTTTTTACGCTTTTTTCTATGTACCTGCAGCTAAGTTCCAATCCTGCTGTCATGATGATCATCCCTATCCATAAGGATCCGGTTCCCATCAGCATGACCGCACAAATTCCGAATGCTGCTTCCAGGATCCGCAGCAATTCCTCTGCATACCGAAGCTGTCTTCTCTTCCGGAAACTCATACGATGATGTACTCTCCCCCGATTTCTTCTGCTACCTGTTTCGCTTCCTGGTACGTCCCATACTCGCTCCGGATCTTTCCGGATTGCCAGCGAATGATCCATATCTGTTTCCTCTCCTTCTCTTCATTCAAATCCAAGTTCTTTGATCCTTTCTTCGATTAGCTTCAACTCTGCAACAGCTCCTTCCTCTTCCGGAAACTGCCGCAGTTCCTCTCTTCTGCTGACAAGCCTGCTGTACTCAATGACTTGTCCTGCCGTCATGTTCAAGATTCTCTGGTCCATTGGTCGCTCCTTTGATTTTTACTGATTTTCTTCCTTGATACTCCAACTCCCTGCAGTAATTGTTTAAGCAGGCAATCGCATGCTGTTTCTGCTGTTCCGAGTAGCCATTTACTCTTTCGGTCAAGCTTAGTTCCTTTATAAACTTATCGATTCGCTGTATGGTTAATCTTTTGTTTTTCATATGTTTGTCCACCTTCCCCCGCCTTCAGGCGGTTTTCTCTTTTCGTAATAATGCTTCCTGGATGATCCTGCTGCATCCATCTATCAGGCTTTTCACCTCTTCCTCTGTTCGTTCTGCATAACAGTCATCGTGTACCCGGATTGTTGCATTTTTTACTTTTACTGTTTCTACGATCAAAATCATCACCTCGCTATTATGTATGCAGGTTGATTGTCCAAGGTATGTTGTCCATTACCTTTATTTCCGAGTTGTTCCGAATCTATCAGCCAGCATATTTACAACATCTCTGACAAAATTTAAGTTCATTTTAAACACTCTATCCGCTTCATCTCGCATAATATTCAAAGATTCCCTTGCGATAATAAGGCTTGTTGCAATTGATGCTATGATTGAGCAGATAACGCTTGCTATTACAATTTCCATCTTTTCTCCTCTCTATGTTTAATCGCCATCGTAACCTCCGTGGCTGGATTGCTTTCTTTTGGTTTATCTCCTATACTGTTAATACAGGCATCTGCCAATGCCAAGTATTGTGAAAGGAGAAAAAACAAAATGGCTAAAATGAAACTGCAAAAAATTGCAGATCTATCTTTAAAAAACATGATTATTACCTATCATGATACTAATCGCACTAGATTTGATATGGATTTCTTCACAACCTTATTTACAGAAGAAACTCAAGATCATATTACAAACGCTCTGCAAGTTTTAGAGAGTGATGGTTTAGTTGATGTTTTCATAGCAGACACAATAGCTTATATGACCACGCTCCATCCAAGTGCAATTAGAGATTTTGAAGAAGATACCCTGTTGAAAAAGGGATACAAATGCATTAAAGAAATCAGGTCTTTAATTTGATACAATCCAATCATCAGCCATTAAGTCATCCGCTGTTGGACTCCACATCTTACAGTGGTTGACTTCTTTTCCATTTTTATCAAATGTATAGGCAATACAGGATTCACTACTATTTGTCGGTCTAATCTTCAACTCTCTGTATGCTGTCTTGTTTTCGAATAATTCTCTTTCTATGTATTTTCTTTCTTCTAATGCCTGTTTCACTGCTTCCTGTATGTTCATCTTCCTCGCCTCGCTTCCTACTCCAAAAAATAATCCACTGATACACCGAAGTAATCAGCTACCTTTTTCAGCTTATCCACACTTGGAGACGATTCTCCCCACTTCTTAATTGTTCCGTTTCCAAAGCCCAGAGTTTTCTCAAGACAACTGATTGAGATGTTGTTCTTCTCTGCCAGCTTTAAAATTTTTTTAAGTATCATAATTCCCTCCTTTT